CCACAGCGGGGCCAGGCGGGAGTCGATGATCCCCAGCTCGAACTTCATCCTGGAATCGACTTCGCATTCTTCCCGCATACGCGTAAACGTGTCAGGAAATCGCCCGGCGTAGGTCTCGTAAAATGACTGTCGGGAAATCCCGACATGGGCACAGAATCCCTCGATGGTGTAGGTCACGCTGCGCTGGAGGTTCTTGCTGACGAACGCCGAGTTTTTGGAGCTGAAGCCGTGGGTCATAGCCTTCCGGCTGTCGCACCAGGTCTTGTACTCCTCCCAGGCGTCGGACAGCGCTCTGGCGGTTTTGAATTTTCTCGATCGGCCCATATCCTCACCTCCTGGCAAATAAAAGCCCGCGCCCGACAATCTCCCCCTTGGGGAAGTTATCTGGCGCGGGCTGTCAATGAGCACTGGCCACTGTCGATATTGACCTGAAACTCCGTCTTGCATCGCCGGCACCAGAGGATCAGGTTTTTCGCGCTGGTCTCTGAACTGGCCTTCTGGTAGGTCGCCGCCTTGCAGAACGGACACACATACCGGCCATTTCTCACACTTAGCTTATCACACATTCGTTTATTTTGCAACCTGAATCACCTCTCTTCATCCTGGGCTGCTCTATTTTCTCTCAGGCTGTTCTATTATTAAGATTGGTTTCAAGCTAAATTAATTATTAGGCGGCTGTCCCCGGCTTCGGCCCTGGGCGTAAGAATAGCCGGAGCTGGAAGTATTTGGGAACAGAAGATACATGGCGCCCACACAGTCCGCGTACCCAAATGGATTCTTCTCATGGAAGGGCGTATAGTCCACCGCGCCGTAAGGCGGCGTCAGGGTAATGCTGTCCGTGGGTATCTCAATGTACTCCACCTGATATTCAGTTAGATTCATGGACCGGCCCCATGTGCGGTCACCCGGCCTCGTCCGGCCGAACTCCCTCGTCTCCTTCGTCAGGTATCTGGCCAGAGCCTCATAATAATGGACGTCCAGCGGCTCGATCCGGACATAGCCGCCGCCGGGCCACAGGCTGCGCAGCTCCTCCAGGTCCCCGGGGCCGGTGGCGTTGATTACAATGTGGTGGTGCAGGCGGCGGTCCTCCAGGCTCCCGTCCTCCTCCAGGAACTCGTTGTATTGCTTGCCATGCCAGCCCTCGGTGGTATAGATGTATTTCAGCTCCTCGCCCCGGCGGCGGCGGGTCTCCCGTAGCTTCCGAAAATATTTCTGCTGGAGAAACTTCCCCGCCGCCTTTTTGTCCGCCGGGAGGTGCGCGTCGTCATAAGTAGGGGTAATCACCCAGTCTCGCCGGCCAAAGTTGGCGGCTAACAGGAGCATTACCTCCCGGTAAGCCAGCTTGAGGTTATAGAAGCCCTGGGCCGGGGGCGTGGGATTGGCCCGCGCGCCCCGGCGCTTTCGTTCATTGGTCCGGTCCGGCACCTTGCCCAGGACCTCAATATGGAGCAGGCCGGCGGTGATGTGTTTGATTGCTTTAGCCATCGTCCGCCGCCTTTCGTTTCAGCGGCTCCCCGCAGTATGGGCAGAATGTCCACCGCTCCGCCGTCGGCATCAGACAAGCCGGGCAGATCAGGCCGTTTTGATTCCTGTTCATAACGCCCCGCCTGATTGCGATAGTAACCCGAGAATTTGCCCATTCAAGGGCCTCAATGGCTGTTTCCCGGTCACAGCCGGTATTTATCATAACAGTCTGGATTTCGCGTTCATCCGACATGGCTTGCCTCCTGCTTTTCCAATCGCTCCAGCGCCCTGCCGATTCTCCGCCAGTCCTCGATGGGCAGTACGGTGTCGCCCGTCAAAAGCATCCGCAGGGTGCTGTCGCTGAGCCGTCCCCTGGTGCGGGTCGCTTTGGCCACTTCGGCCAGGCATCCGCGGCCATGGGCGGCGCGGTAGTCCTGCAAGCGCCGGAAGATGGCGCGTTTCTCCTCGCCTTCAGACGCCTCACCGGGAGGAGGCTCAGATTCCAGGCTCGGAAACGCTTCCGGCGCAGGGTCCTGCGGCTGTACTGCCACACCATACAGCGGCGGAAGTTCCAGTATTGATATCTCTGCTTCGTCAGATACTACCATCATACCTTTTTGCCACCCCTCCAGTAGGAAATCCCGTATCTCCCGCTGGCGCTCCACGTCCATCTCTGGCACACAGACCAATATGATTCTTCTATTAACGGCCTCCATGCTCAGTCCTCTATTTCAAAACGCTTTCGCATCCAGGTCCGCCAGCCCGCAGACGGCAGATCGCTGGTCTCTTGTGAGAGCATAGGCTTCTTATTGACTTCGCTCAGTGCCATCCGCAGCTCCAGTCCATATTGAATCCAGCTGAGCGCTATAATTGCCTCGGCGGGCGGTCCCTCCTTGATGGGCTGCCCGCAGCAGGGGCAGGGGTCGCCGGGCTTCAAAATTCGCATATTATCCTCCAATACTCAACTGCTCCTGGACGGTCTCGGTCACCGACACCACCTGGACGTCGCCTATGTGCTCCAGGGCCATGGCCACCTACTCCTTCACGCCGCTGGCCGATGGTGATAATAGCCTCACCGCCTACACGCTTGGCCTCCAGAATCTCGCCGGTGATGGTCTCAATATCCCGGACCGTATCCATCTGCTCCGGTTGCCCCTCCGCCAGGGTGGGGGTCACCAGGCCCACACCGTCCAGCCGGTTCGCCAGGGCCGCTTTATCTGTCTGTGTCATGTTGTTCCTCCTTATCGGCAAATGGAAATTCTCTGTCCAACTTCTCGGTCAGGTCCTCCCAGGTCATCTGTTTGTCCTTTGCTTCCCGGGTGGAACGCCTTGCCTTCCGGCCCGCAGCCGACATAGCGGAGGCTACCTCGTTGGTGGTGTCCGACTCCCGGAAGGTCTGAGTCCGGCCGTCGAAGTCCAGATAGAGCTTCCCGATGGCCCCCTCTTTGTTCTTCGCCACGAACAGCACCCGGCGGCTCTCCGGCCTGTCCGGCTCCTCCCGGTACAGCAGCAGCACCGCGTCCGCGTCCTGCTCCAGCTGGCCGGACTCCCGCAGGCTGCTCATGGTGGGGGCCGCCTCTCCGCCGTCTCCAGTGCTCTTGGCCCGGCTCAGCTGGGACAGGGCCACCACCGTGACCCCGTGGGTCTGGGCCAGCTGGTGGAGCTCGATGCTGATATTGGTCACGATCTCTGTGCGGTTCCCGCCCTTGGGGGCCTTGATGATCTGTACATAGTCCAAGTAGACCACCTCATACCGGTGGGCCAGGGCGTCCGCCTGAATATCATGGACGGTCATCCCGCCGGCGGGAATCAAGTCTAGAGTACACTCCGCCATCCCCTCCGCATAGTCGGCCAGCTTCTCCCAGTCTCCGTCGGTGAGGGTACTGCGTTTGATGGCCCCCATGTCGATCCCGGCAATGGCGGCCACCGACCGGTCCCCCAGCTTGGAGGGGCCGGTCTCCAGGCTGTAGAAGCCCACCCGTCGGCTCTTCGCCATGTGCCAGGCAAACCGCAGGGCCAGGGCCGTCTTTCCGGCGCTGGCGTAGCCGCCCAGCAGCACCATGTCTCCCGCCTCGGTGTACATCCGGTCGTTCAGCTTGGGTAGCGACCATGTGAGATAATCCGGGTGCCTGCCTTCACCGTGGCGGTCCATAAAGTCCTCCACCAACTGCTGGGCGCTTACTCGCTCCACCCCAGGCCGGGCGGAGAACACGGCGTTGGCCTGATCCACCAGCTCTTGGGCCTCCTCCAGCGCCAGCACTGCCTCCAGCTGTCGCCCGATCTCCCGCAGGGAGGCCAGCGCAGCTTGCTTTTTCAGCTCCGACGTGTACTCCCAGACGTTGGAGGCGGTGGGGGTCAGAGTCATGATTTGGTACAGGGTCTCACCGATGGCTCCTATCCCGGACAGCCGCTCCCGTACCAGGACAGGGTCTGGCGTTTTCCCCTCCAGGAACAGCCCGGTAATGGCCTGGTAGATGGTCCGATACACTCCGCTTGTGAAATCCTCCGGCCGGACCCGGGTCATGACCTGGCCCACCAGCCCCGGCTCCAGCAGGATAGAGCCCAGCACGCCCACCTGGGCATCGTAGCTCACGTCCGCTACCATGTGGGCACCTCCTCACGCTCCACCACATGGCGATCCGGCGGCGCGGCCGGCCGGGCTTTTCCACCCTTCGAGGGGAACACCGACTTCCAGCTGTTGGCCATGGCCTCCTCGATAAGCTGGAGTTTTATTGCCCGGTCCCCGCCGGACAGCTTGTCCAGCTTGCTCAGCAGGGCCTTGATGGCCACCGCTGAGTTTACCGCCCGCAGCTGTTCCCGGAGCTGGATGAAGTCCGCCAGCGCCCAGGCCAGCTCACTGTCCTGCCCCACGTAGGCCCGCAGTAAGGGCTTGGCCTCCTCCTGGAGGGCAAATTTGCTCTTCCGCCCCTCCGCCCCCTGGGGGGCTTTAGGGGGTTCTTTTTGTTTCTCTTTATCATTCTTTTTATATTTCTCATATATATCCTCCTCATTTTCGGGGGGAGGTCCTCCTGAGTTTGGGGAAGGGTATGCTTGTTCCTGGGGAGGGGTATCCTCATTCTTAGGGATAGGGTCTACAACTCTACGACTGCTTTTCACGATGGGATATATGTAGCGGTACTTTACCGCCCCAGTCTCTGAGTCTTTGACAATCTCTGTCTCAATGTGGCCTTGTGCCTCCAGCTCAGAAACCAGAGCGGACACCCGCTTAGCGGATAATCCAAGTACGGTTCCCAACGTACGGTTGGAGGCCCAGCAATAGGATTTGTCATTACACCGCCAAGTGATAATCCCATACAGCATACGTGCAGACATAGACAATGCTGGGTCCTGCATCACTACAGATGGGATGACCGCAAACATCCCACCGCAGGACTGGTCAGTACGCATAATTTCATCCCGTGTCAATAAATATCACCGTTCTTTCAGTTCGTATTCCATTCCGCAAAACCGCCCGTCCTCTGTCAGCTGGTGGCGCTCTAAATATCCAGCTTCCTCCAATTCCTGGAGGGTAAGAGAGATGATGTGTTTGCTCGCTCCAGATGCCTCCACTAAGGCCATAATGGAATTTTCCCAATGAAGTGGTTGTGCCAAAATCAGGGCATACAGCCCTTTTGCTTTCAACGACACCGCCTTATTGTCTAACAATTCTTTGGGTACTTGGATATACTTTCCCATAGTTACCCTTCTTTCTTTTGCTCATATGCTGCCGCAACAACAGCATCCAAGTCCTCGCTGATCCGGCGCAGCTCCCGGAGCACTGGCACCATAGAACTGCACACACGCAGACAGTAGCCCAT